AAGTAGAATGGGTATATGGACCAGAAAGAAGAGGTGATGTGCGACATGCAGAAATAGGAGCACAAAGATTGCAGACAACCGGCTGGGTTCCTAAAGTGGATTTGCAGACTGGTTTGAAAGAGTGTTTTACAAAAAAGTAAAAAAATCAAGTTTTTTCCTTGACAATAAGCGAATCGGGTGTTATAATATAGATATAACATTCAATAGAGGAGTTTATTTAAATGCAATTAACAAATCAAGCTTTGGGTGCTGTAATGATCGCACTACAAAAATCTTTAATGGAACAAAGTGATATTGTTCCTGTTCTTCAAGGTTTTGTTTTCACCGAAACCGAAGAAGGTTTGGTGGTTGAAAATCCGCCTATTCTTGAGTTCAATCAAGATCAAGATGAGACGGTAGATGCCGAGGTATAATTACTACTGCGAAGAGTGCGCTGAATATTTTGAATTGGTGCATTCGATGACTGAACTTGTGGAGGATTGCATCGCTTGTGAATCTCCACAGTTCACTCGTGTGCCTAGTATACCTACTTATGTTCAGAAAGAAAAAACCCAAACTACGGAAACAAAAACCGGATCTCTTGTTGAGGAATATATTAAAAAGAATAAAAAATCTGTTCAAGAAGAGAAAAAACGATTGAAAAATCAAGAATATAAGGGTTAGAGAGTTATGTTAACGATGATATTGTTGTCTATTATTTTATTTTTATCTGTGGCTATGAATCTTTTTTTGATTTGGTTTGCTTGGAGAAGTTTAAGACAAATATCAGAATACGATCAAGAGCTTAAGGAAATTTCTCAAATTATGAAAAATTTTACGAATCATCTTAAGGGCGTTTATGAAATGGAAATGTTCTATGGTGATGAAACTTTGCGTCATCTTCTTCGTCATTCTAGTGAAATAGTATCATCTTTTGAAAACTACGATCTCTTACTCGAGGAAGATGATAATGACGACTACCGCTACGAAAGCAGCCAAGCCTAAAAGAAGAAGAATTAGAAGAAGTAAGAATTCTAAAAAGTATTTCACTCAAGTTCATGAAGATGCTATTGTAGAATACAACAATCCAAACACCACACACAGAAGAAAAGAGGAGCTTTATGTTAAAACAATTAAGCCAGCTCTTGACCAGATGGTTGATAAGATTGTTTTTACTTATAAATTCACTACATTGCCTAATATTGATATTCTAAGGCAAGAATGCAAGGTTTGGCTCGTTACGGTATTAGATAAATTTAATCCAGACAAAGGCTCAAAAGCTTTCTCATATTTCTCTGTAATTACGAAAAACTGGTTTATTCAGAAAGTCAAAAAGAATAAAAAGCAGAACCAAAGAGAAATAGAGATTCAAGAAATTTCAAAAGAGATGGAACTAAAACATATTTCTGTCGAAAACGAATATGATGACGACAGAGAAAAAGAAGAATTTTGGAAACATCTTTGGACAGAAATCAATCACTGGGATACAGATAAATTAAAAGAAAATGAGAAGAAAGTCCTTGAGGCTATAAAAATCTTATTAGAATCTCCCGAAGATATAGAAATTTTCAATAAGAAAGCTATTTATTTGTACATGAGAGAAATCACTGGATTGAATACAAAACAGATTGTCAACTCTCTGAATAAGATGAGAAAGAGATACAAGATCTTTAAAATGAAATGGGATCGGGGGGATCTATGAGATATGAGCAAAAAAGTAGATCAAATACTTGACGAAGCAATCGACAACATAAGAAAAGATAGAGACGTTACTAAAAGACTTCTTGATGACGTAATGGTGTACCTTAGTAAGAGCGAGGAAAGACACCGAGAAGTCGGAATTACAGCCGCTAAATATGTAGAAACCCTGCAACGATCAAATGAGCAGTTAGTCAAGATTTCAACTCTTCTAAAACGAGCAGAGAAGAAGGAAACTGGATTAACAGCAGACGATAAAAAAGATATATTTGATTTGCTGCAGGGAGACGTAAGGGATGGCTAAGACTGCTGAAGAACTAAAAAGAGAGTTTTTACAAAGAGAATCCTCTGGAGAATTTAATTCTCTCGAAAAAAGAGAGTCTGTATTTTCAGATGCAGCATCTGTTGATCTAGAGCCTTTAGAACAAATGCGGGCTATTACAGATAAAGTGATTTCTGATAGCAAATTGCAGAATAGCAACCAAAGAGAAACCATAATTGTTTCGGAAAGAAATCTCAATGTATATGAAGCGTTTTTGGAAAGCCTCGCGAGCAAGAAGGGGCAAAAAATAAAAGCAATAATGTCTGAAAACAAAAAGGTTTTAACAAGGTGTGCAGAAAGCCCGGAAGCATCAGGGAAGCACCCTCTTTATTTTGATGATGATTCCGCCGAGAAAAGATTTTATCTACATTTACACCCCGGACAAATATATGGTAATAAAGATGAGGCAAAGCCTAAAACGGGATCAGTCGTAAATCAGACTTACAAGGATTCAGCCAAGCAAAAAATTATCATAAATTCTATAAAAAAAGAGGGATATGAATTAAAAGAAAACATTAAAATTGATGACCCCAATCAGGGCGGCGGATCCGCACCTCTTTTTGTGAATGGCGTAACCTATATCGCATCTGAAGGCAGTGCAATGGATTATAATCCAAATCCTCCGCAAGAGATAAAAGAACTCACAGAGAAATGGAAGCCTAAATTTGCACCACTTGCTGTTGGTACAACAAAATATACTAAAATAACTGTCGGATCTAAATTTGGACCTCGACCAAACCCGTTCGGCGGATCTAAGCCCGGTAATCATGGTGGAGTAGACATGTGGGTTACAGGTTTGGCACCCATAGTGGCAATTGACGATGGTATTGTATCAGCGATTAAAACACCGCAAAGTGATATAGATGACAGATTTGTCGCGAGAGAAGGAAAGCCTCTGGGTCATGCTACACGGGGAGGGGCTTATATTGTACTGAAACATACGTCAGAAGATCGCTCCATAAAAGCATACTCCAGCTATTGCCATATAATGAAAGTCGAAGTAAAGAAGGGCGACAGAGTAAAGGCAGGTCAAATAATCGCTTATGTAGGCGGCGGCCAATTCGGATACACAGAGCCAAATAATTTCTACGATCCACCAGCAAAGAAGCTTTATTGTACATGGCCCGGTGCCGGAGGGTCAACCGGTGTCCATCTTCACTTTGGAATAAAGATAAAGAAAGATGGAAAAAGTAAAAGAGTTGATCCACTTTCTTTTGAATATCCCAACAAAACAGTATTGCCAGATGAAGAGATGATTAGGGTAATAAAAGACAATAAAAAATATATAGATTTGATTAAAGAAAAGCTTGTCAGCCATCATGTGTCTTTATTTGGGCCACTAAAGAAGAAAAGATAATATGTTAAAATTACTACCAAGTTTTTATAATTCACCATACGCAAATTATAATCCTACAAATTTAATGAATGAAGAGCAGAGAAACTTTCTTGAGATAAATACCTCTGTTAATAGAGATTTATATGCTTCTGGAATCAATGGCTTTGCCTCTATAAAATCACTACCAATGTTTAATTCTCCGGAAGATGCAAAGGTGATAAATAACGGATCCGCATATCTTGTTTTAGGGCCAGACAATCCTTATGGTCCGGGTACAGGAAAAAGCAAAATAAGCAATAGAGCAGATTCAATTGACGGCGTTGTTGGTCGCATGAGTTCAAATGCAGAAGCTTCGAAGAATCCAAACATATATGTTAATAATAGTTTCTCGCAAGATGCAGCAAGAATATACATAGCAGAATTTACAGATCTAGATCAGGCAGCTGGACTTCCACAGGGAGATAACCCTGCTTTTGAAGATAGATCCGGTTTTATCGGTATTGCAGATAACGTTGCCCTTAAGGGTAGATTGGGAGTTAAAATTGTAACTTCAGGAAATGGGGAATATAATTCTAGAGGTGGCTTGATTAGTTCCGGCCACGGAATTGAACTTATCTCTAGATCAAGCGATGCAGACTTACAACCACTGGTTAAGGGCGATAACTTGGTCAAGGCACTTGAGTCAATTTATAAAAGAATCAATGAATTATCCGATAGCATTATGGATATTGCAGCTCAAAACGCAGAGTTGAACGCAGCTCTTGCGCTGCACACTCACCCTCTAGCTATTCCTGCTGGCATAGCAGGTCCATCTCCAAGTTTGGCCCCAACCACTATTCAAGGAGTTGTGACAAATACAACATGCGGCCCAATAAATGGACTGAAAATAAAGGTCAATACATTACTTGATGAGATTAATTATACCTACTCATTAGGATCAGATTACATCAACAGTGATCTCAATAGGACAAATTAATGCAAAAATATAATCTAGAAACATTACCATCAGAATGGATCAGTGCCCCGTTAAATAATTTTTATTTATTTGGTGATAAGGTAGTGTCTATTAATATTTCTACAAACCAAATTGTAGATAAAGAAGGAAAGTCAATAGAAAAATTAAAGAACGAATTCTTGCAAAATTGTTTGTTTTTCTTTGATAAAAAAGTTGATTCTGAAGATGTTTCTGAATTGTTAGATTCTATTAGTTTAGTTGATGACTATATTGATCCTTTTCCAAACATTGGTCAAAAGTTCATGTTTGGTTTGGAAAAAAAGTCTTTAGATGATCTCGAAGATGCGATGACTCCAATGGCAACTTCGGACAATGAATCAGTATATTCTACAGAGGAATTTTATAAAAAAGCATCTCTCATATCATCTTCTTTTAAGAAATATCAGAAAGAGTATCTTGAAGCAAATTATAAAAATAATGGAGTGATTTTTAAAGGTTTAGATTTCTTGGCAGAGTCAGAAAATATAGTCCTCTTTACAGATACTTTGAAAGCCCTACTTGAAACAAATGATATAGATATAGAAAATTATGAGGCTTTCTTATTCAGATTCTCGCCAGATTATGGGTTGTTATCGATTGGGCTAGAGGGCGATCTGGGTAAAAAAAATCTAAATATAGGATTTTCATACTTTTCCAATAACAGTGTTTTTCAAGTTAAACAAACAAACTATTTCATCTTGTTATTAAACGAGTTATACGAAAAGTGCTTGGATGTATCAAATACATATTATGATATAGTTGAGCAGTTTTTTATACAAAAGCAAAAGCAAACTATTTCTAAATCAAGTCCGATACATAGAACAGATCCAAATTCTGATACCTATGGTGTTACTAATGAGGATGTAACAAAAAAGTTAGCCAATTCATCTGAAATTTCGAAGCGATTTGCTAAAGAATTTCAAAACATAGCAACAAGATCATTCTATGAAACACCATGTTTAAGCCCGGAAGATAAAGAAAGAGCTGATAGGGAAAGAAGGGATTCTGCAAGAAAAGAAAATAATTTTAGAAAAGAATTGACCGAATCCATTGGCGATGCATTTGTAGATAATCTGCCATCAATTTTGCAAGGGATTGGTGAAAAGGGAGGAAAAGAAGCTGCTCAAAGCCTTGGTAGAGATTTCCTTAATAGGCTAGGCGTTTGTGGTCTCGGAGATATTGTCTCCATGGTGGCAAATACCGCCACTTCATTTTTGGACCCGCAGGAATATACAGATGAATTAACAAAATGTGCATTAGATAAGATGAAAAATGAAAACATGCAAGCTTTGGCTAGAAATCTAGAGAAGTTCAATAGGGGAACTCAAATTTTAGAAAGGTATAGAACAATTGTTGGAGACAGTTCTATTCTTCCTCCTTGGAAAACAAATGGGTATACACCTCCTACTTCTTATCAGCCTCAAGCTCGCATTGATCGCTATACCGTACCAGTTAAGTCTGGAGAGGCAGAGTTCGATATCAACTTTCTATTTTCTGCCTATAGAGATTCTATTAGAGCAGAGCTAAGTTCTGAAAATATTTTACAAGCTATGACTGAAAGTTTTCCGGACGAGATGGGCTGGATATCATTTTTTGTAGATTCTTCTAGTATTCTTCTGAAAAAGTGCATACCGCAGTCTAGTCTTTTACAGATAAATAAAAATTTCTGTGAAGAAAAAAAGCCCGGATTACCTCCGCTAGAGTCTAATGACGTTAATGCGTGTTGTCCCACTTCCCCGTCTATCATTTCAAGACAAATTGTAGAAGAGATGAAAAATCTTGTTATAAGATTAGTCGTCAGAACCATCACTTCTTCAATGCAACAGTTGTTCCAAATTATAGCAGCAGGTGTGTCTTTCGACGCAAACTATTTCAAAAGAGGGGATTATATTCCAGACCTCTTCCAAAATCCAGATTACATGTATAATGCAATTTGTGAAAAGTCCTCAAACAACAAAAGAGATAGAGAGTCGGTCAACAGATCCGTAAGAAAAACTCTATATGATAGCCAGTCGCGATCTATGAATTCTGACAACGAAGTCAGCACCGAGCAAATAAATCAATTTTTGAGAGACGTATCTGTGTCTATCGGAGAATATGAAAAGATAAAGTTACTAAGAGGTCAGGCAAATTATCAAACATACGAAAAAGTAATTCTATTAGCTAAGAACAATGGATTAGAGTCTTTATTGTCAAACTCTTCAGAGGTCGAAAGATTCTTTTTGGAATTGAGTAAGAATCTAAATGTTGCAGACTTAGAAAAGAATTATTTTGATAGCATTTATGATTATCAGCCTTGGTCTTCTTTCTGTATTCTTGATTCTGATATGCTAGATAGAGCTTATTATAACAATAAGGATGGTATAACTCAAGATCAAATAGATAATATGAAGGAAAAACTAAAGGACATCCAGAAGGATAAAATTTGCATGTCTGCTGATATGTTAGGTAATCCAAATGGCCCTTTGTTGGGAGAGATTGGTAAAATACTATCTGACAAAAATGGCCCAATATATAAAAAGGTTGGAGAACAAGAAGAAAAGTTTTATTCTCAAGCAGTTAAATCTGTCGAAGAAGCGATAGTATCTTCTTATAGTTCTGACCTATATTCTACGGGTGGAGTCTATGATGTTTCAATGGCATCTGGATCATTCAGTACTGGGTCGTTTAACCCTAAAGACTCAGACACTATTGGATATAATAACTTATTTTTACAGAAACCACCCGATGATTTGTGGTATGTTTCTAATAGAAAAGTTAATTTATCAAATGCTGGTACTTATGAAAGAACTCCGTCTTCAACTAAATTTATAGCATCAGAATTACAAGGTGTTCCAGAATCTGATGTGGATAAGATAATTCAAAACTTTGATTCAAGCGCAATGGATATTTTAGTAAAAAGATATGATGTATCAATTAAGGGTTCTATTAGCGAGCCTACTTTGGGATATTGGAAGAGGATATATCAAAACACATTGAGCAAAGAGAAATTAAATAAATTTGTAGGAATGGGTAGGGATAGTGAAATCTATTCTGCAGTTCAAGATTTCCAATTGCCAGCAGGAAAAGAAGTTCCTTTTAATCTGCTATTCAATAAGACGACCTTAGTTCAGAAATATATTTATTTAACTTCTTATATTCGCACTTTCTATCTAGAAAAAATCATGAAGGCAATTAATATATTTGATTCATTTACTGTCGATACAAACGCTGCGGTTAAACTTGTTCAAGATGAGATAATTGATATATTCAATTCAGAGCAGAGGGATAATGCTGTCCAAATATTATATAAAATATCTCCAGAGTATTTAAGTGAAAGAATCTCTGATGAGAGCTTTTCAACTATTTCTGGGTCGATGGCCAAGAACATAAACAACGCCGTCAATAAATGGTTTAATGGAGAATATACAAACATAGGACAGGCATATTCTGAAAACAGAAAAGAAGTGGACGCAGCAGTTAGAATTTTGGTGGAACTATCTTTGTCTGGATATACGCAGGAAAATTTAAGAGCTGCCCTAGATAGAGAAAACCAACTTGAGAATTTTCCATTGACAAGTCGCGGCTTGATACCATTTGGATCTTACGTTGTGGGCGCTGGATTTATTAAGATTGGTGATCTGAACGTCGAAGAGATATCAAAAGACATTAATAATGCAAATTTTGTTTGGACAGGTCAGCCATATATAAGAATGGAAGAATACGTCAACGTGGGAACGCCAATTGACAACACATATCCTTCAGATCTTCAGCCACTATCTTATCTTTTGGAAATCATTACCGACAGATCTTTGACTGGTCAAATTACAAATATATGGCCCGATGGTTGGAAATTTGGGGTTAGGGCATGCGCTGTATATAAACCTTCTGGATTGAGTGTTGATTATGAGAATAATAGCATAAAAGAATACTCTAAGAAAAATAAGGCTCTAAAAATAAAAAACAGTGACGGTGATGAGTGTCTGCTCATCCCTCTTATTTCATATGAAAAAGATAATGAACTTACAACTTTAAATACGGAAAACTTAAGGATAGGTAAGGAAGCATTATATGATAATTATACACTTGCTTATGAATTAAGTCTAACCGAAAAGTTTGAAAAATTTTATCAATACATGAATATCGAAAATATAATAAATTTTTATACTAATTATTATATTGAAAGAGCAGATGCTTTGATCGGAAGTCTAAACGCTGAAGATTTTTTTGCAAAAACTAAACTGCTTCTAGAAGATTTATAGGAATATTAAATATGTCTTACGGGTTTTCCCCAAAATTGCCATTAACTTACAACGAAGAAGATGGCCCATATAGACTTTTGAAGACAATCAAAGATGTTGGTCAGCAAAACTTAAAAATGTTAGTCTTGACCAATCCGGGAGAAAGGGTAATGGACCCCAGATTTGGAGTGGGTGTAAGTAGATATTTGTTTGAGCAAGAGGGTTCATTCATTAAAGGTGACCTAGAAAGAGAGATTTTAAGACAGGTTGATTTATATATTCCGTACATTAATATAACCAATATCAATATAATAACAGAATCGGACCTAAATAGGGTGAGGTTAGAGATAACCTACTTTATAGAATCCTTCACAAGAGAAGAGATATTATACATAGATGTTGAAAATAATTCATAAGGAAACCACCAGATGGCTAAAAAGAAAGTACCAATAAAATATACAGACAGAGATTTTAATAGCATAAAAAGTTCACTTGTGGATTATGCAAAAAGATATTACCCAGAGACGTTTCAAGATTTCAATGAAGCTTCTTTTGGATCTTTGATGCTGGATACAGTTTCATATGTTGGAGACATACTTTCTTATTTCTTAGAATATCAAGCAAATGAGTCATTCTTGGATACTGCCTTTGAAAAGAAAAATATCATTAAGCTTTCTCGACAATTAGGATATAACTACACAAATATCTCAACCGCTACTGGTACGATAAATATGTATGTATTAATTCCTGCCAACGAAATGGGTCTGGGTCCAGATGCCGATTACTATCCAATTATCAGACAGGGAACAACATTTTCATCCAAGGAGGGTAAAAACTTCATTTTGGCAGAAGATATTAGATTCGATAGCCCTGAAAACGAAATCGTCGTTGGTCGTGTTTCCGAAACTACGGGCTTGCCAACTTCCTATGCAGTCAAGGCTTCTGGAAAGATTATTTCTGGACAAATTGTAGAAAATAGATACGACATCGGTGATTATGAAAAGTTTAGAAAAGTACAGCTTAATGATCAGGATATAGTTGAAATTTTAT